TTTCAAAAGCGTATAGACGACATAGGAAAAACAAATATTGCGCTATTTGATCCCCAATTGGACTATGTTATATATAATATAAAATATATTCCAAGCTTATAAAAAAAAATGGGAAAATTACCAAAAGGCTTATCTAAAAATGCTACTTCTGCTCAGTTTAGAAATGCTTACAGAAGTCTTTCACGCACTCAAACAGGTTTTAAAAAATCGATAAAAGGCGCAATGAGATCCGCTGGATTGTCTACTGATGGTTTATGACCCCAACTTCCAAAGCCAAAATTATATTAAGCGCAGCTTTTAATTATTCTGAGCATTTATTAATTTTATATTCAGGCGGCAAAGATTCTTTAGTTTTGTGCGATTTGGCTCACAAAATGGGCTTTAAGATAACTTTATTATTATTTTACTTAGCCCCTGATTTAAATATTGATAATAAAAAAATTGAATATGCCCTTAATAAATGGCATATTCACAAGGTTTTAAAATATCCTTCTTCTTTAAGGTTAAATTCATTAAAAGAAGGTCTTTTTTGTTTACCAGATAAAACAATTAAAAAAAAATACAAGTTTGGAGATTTAATCGACTTGGCAAAGAAAAGAGAACAAATAGATTGCTTTTCTTGTATTGGATTTAAAAAAAGTGATTCTTTTCACAGGCATATAATGTTAAAAACTTATGAATTAGAAGGCATTCATAGAAATAGCAAAAGAATTTATCCTTTAACCGATTTTAGAAAAGATGATATTTTAAGTTATTGCACCTTAAACAATATTGTTATTCCTTCTTTACAAGCAATTAACGGGAGAAAAAGCACGGGAGTTACTTTTCACCCAACTAATTTACTTTATTTGAAAAAGTATTATCCCTCTGATTTTGATAAACTAAAAAAAGATTTCCCACTAATTGAGGCTTCACTACATGGCACTATCGAGATATGAAAAATTTGAAATAATTGAAATCAAAAGAACTTCAATTCAAAACGCCTTTTATAATCCTAGAAAAATAAATGATAAAGCAAGAGCTAAATTAAAAAAGAACTTGAAGAAAAAAGGATTATTACAGCCCTTAGTTTGGAATGAACAAACTAAAAATCTAGTTTCTGGACATCAAAGAATTGATATTTTAGACGAATTAGAAGGTAATTCGGACTATTCTCTCAAAGTGGCAAAAGTTTCTTTAAGCCCAAAAGAAGAAAAAGAACAAAATTTATTTTTTAATAATGCTAATGCAATGGGGGAATGGGATTTACTAGAATTAGAAGATTTGTTTAAATCTGAAAATTTTGATTATCAAGAGGCGGGTTTTGAAATAGCTGATTTGAATGCTTTAGATATTGAATTATTTTCTACCGAGAATTTGACTTTAGAAGAATCAACTCTTATAGCAAAAGAACCAAATTTATCACAAGAACAAAGAGCCGATATTGTTAAGGATATGAAAAAAAACATTATTGAAGAAGCAAATAGTAGAAATACTGTTAAGCCCATGTTCTCTATTGTTTTTGATGATTCTTTGCAGTTTGAGCAATTTTTAGATAAGTTTGGATTGCAAGGGACTTATTGCAGTTATCATACTTTCTCTGAAACAATTAACGCATAATGTATAATAACTATATAAACTTTATTGAGAGCCTAAATTGAATGGCAAGACCCCCTAAATATGACTGGATCAAGCTGAGAGAAGACTGGTTATTATCAGATATTAACGAATTGTCGAACTATTTTCGTTCTATTTCTGTTCCAAAATCAACCTATACGCCCAATATCCACGGCTGGAGAGATGATAAAGAAGCTTTAAAAGAAAAATTAAGTAGTGCAAAAATAGAAAAAGCTTTACAAGATCCAGAGATTGGAGAATTAAAGAAAAAAATACTAACAAGACAAGAGGCTATACTAGCCGCAAAGGATAATATTATTACTAAATTATCTCTTTTGTTTGGTGGAAAGAATAGCGTTATAGAAAAATTTGAATCTAAAGATGCTATTGCGGTCTTAAATGCCCTTAAAACCGAACTTGGTGAAGTTACTACCATTAGCAAAAATAAACTTGAAGGTACTGGAGAGAATGGCAAAATTGAGCTTTCATTAGGAGAGGACTTTCAATATTTTCTGAATGCTATAAAAAAATAAATGTCTTACAACTTAATAAATTTTCATAAGGGAACGATTGGTTTTCTTGAAAGAGAAAAATATATTCCAGTTCCAAGTTTTCATACTGATATTTTAAATTTATATGAAAATAATGATAGATTGCAGGCTATCCTTGCTCCTGTAGGCTTTGCCAAGAGTAGCACATTAAGAAGTTTTGCTTTGAAGAATTTGTTAGATGATACTAAGTTCCAATTATATGTTTCAAGTTCTCAATCAAAAATTACTCAGCATTTTTCAAGTTTTACTAAGTTCCTCTCTAGCTCTGATTTCCAAAAAGTATTTAATTTCAAAATAGTTAAATGCAATACCGAACAAGTGATTATTAATATTAATAATGAAAATAGGGCAATATTTGGAATCAGTGCTGGAAGCGATATTTCTGGAATTAACTTTGAATCTCAAAGACCGCAGATAATTAATATTGATGACTTAGAAGAGCTGGATCAAGCTAATAGTATTGAGAGAACGAATAAGCTTTTGGATTGGCTAGAAACTACTTTATTAAGCCGTTTGCCTTCGCTTGTGGACGGTAAAGTAAGAATGATTGGTACTAATTTAAGTTTAAATAGCATTATTAATAGAATGCTTACTAAACAAATTAATGGCTGGAATGTATATAAATTTTCTGCTTTAAATGAAAATGACAATAGTATTTGGGAACAAAGACACCCAGCCGAGGCTTTAATTCAGCTTAGACAGGATAACCCTAGCGTATTTGCTAGGAATTATATGAATAGCCCCATTGATTCAAGTTATTCTCTTATTCAGAGAGAGGACTTGAGATATTATGAACATTTAGACTTAGAAAAAATTGAAAAGATTTATATTCATGCTGATACAACTCATACAGCCAAGACAACAAGCGATTATTTTTGTTTAATGGCAATGGGTGAGCATATTGATAATAAAAATTTATATGTAATTGATTTTATACTTGACAAATTGAATCCAGAGCAACAGGCAAGGCAATTAATATTAATGTATTCAAGATTTGGAAAAAAAGTTAAAAAAATCACTTTTGACGAAAAAGCTAACCAAGGCTTTGGGTACTGGTCTAAAGAGCTGGCAAAAAAAGAATATAATATTAGTTTACCTTTAGAAGAATTAAAATATAATTCTGATAAATTAAATCATTTTGAACCTCATATTCCACACTTTAAAGCTAATAGAATTTATTTACCTGAGAAACATAAAGACTTAAATAATGCTATTCAACAACTTGTAGCATTCCCTCAAAAGGGCGTTAATGATGATTTTATAGATGGTTTAAGCGGTGTTTTAGACAATTTTAGTAAAAAAAGTAATAATATTAGTGTTTGGGCGGTAGACTATTAATTAAAATTTATGAATATATTTAAATCTTTTAAAAACTTTTTCAAAAAATCACACAATTCAAGTCTAATCAATGATTTGGGGGCTTATGATAATGTTAAAAACTCAAGCGCCTTTTTGAAAGAGGGTTATGCGTGGAATGCCATTGTTTTTTCGTGTGTGTCTAAAATCGCTCAGGCTTGTGCGGAGCTTGAAATTGAGTCAGTAAATGAAAAAAAAGAATATGTTGAAAAACCCACAGAATCAATTTTACTTTTAAAAAAACCTAATTTATTCCAGTCGCAAAATACTTTTATTGAGAGTGCAATTATTTACCATCAAGTAACTGGATCGGCTTTTGTCGAAGCTGTAATGAGCGGGAATAAAGTAATTGAGTTAAACGTTATCCCATCGCATGAGGTAACGATTGAGAGCTATAACACAAATAATCCATACTACCCTATCAGTTATACATGGAATAGTAATGGGAATTTAAAAAAATGGGAATTAGACCCAATTCAAGGCGGTTTCCAGACACAAAATAAAACAAGTAAATTATTACATTTTAAAATATTTAACCCATTAAATCCAAAAGAATCATTAAGCCCATTAAGTGCGGGTGCTTATGCTGTAGACGCTTTTAATAAGGGCATGGCGTGGAATAATAGTTTATTAAATAATCATGCCAAACCCTCATCAATTCTCACCACTGACCAAGTTCTAGAACCAAATCAAAGAGAACAAATAGGCAAATATCTTAAATCTTTATCTGGAAGTAAAAACACGGCCAAGACTGCTATTTTTGAAGGTGGTCTGAAATGGCAACAAACAGCCTTAAGCCCGCTTGACATGGACTTTATCAATATACTAACTAAATCAACTGAGCAGATTGCAATGATTTACAAAATACCAATTGATTTAGTCTTAGGGAATTCGACTTATGCCAATCTCAAAGAGTCAAAAGAGATGTTTTATATTGATACCGTAATCCCGCTTATGAACCGCTTTTTGAAAGAATTATCTTTATTTATTGAGCCTAAATCTACTAATTATATGCGAGTCGATATGGACGATATAATCGCATTAGAAGGCATGAGAGAAAGATTATTTAATCGTAATATTAAAGGCGTTTCTGGCTCAATTCTTAGCCCTAATGAGGCTAGAGAGTCTATAGGTTATAACCCAATTGAAGGTATAGCGGACGACCTACTCACGAGCGGGGGAACTAAATTATTAGATGATATAGGTGCTGAAATAGTTAATGAATTGCAATCATTAAATAATGCCCAAAATAATAATAATAATAATAAATAATGCCATTATCAGATAAACAATTTATTGACGAATTTGATAGACTGCTCTCAAAGGGTGAGTTGAGATATGCCAAAAAAGTTAAAAAAGAAATAATAAGAGCATTAAAAAATTTAGAAAAAACATTAGTAAATAATCCAGAATTAGCATTAGATGGCACTTTACAAACAGAACACGCTTTGCAATTAAAATTATTTCAAGATCAATCATCAAAAGAAGTATTAACCGCTTTTATTACCTTGCAAGCCAATCAATGGTCTTTTGAGCCGCCCTTTCAAGTTGTTAATAATATTTTGAATAATTATACTAATGCTTATACTTTGGAATTGAGCAATTTAAAAGCTAATACAACCTTTGAGGCGGTAAAAAAAAGAATTGCAGACGAAATTACAAATGGAACTGTTACCCCTAAATTTATAAGCCAAAAAATTAAAGAAGTAGTAAATATCACGCCCGCCCGCTCTTTGATGATTGCACGCACTGAAATTCATAATGCCTCTACT